TGTATTAGTGTTTCCACTAAAGTATTTTAAACGTATAGAGGATGTAGTATTAAATTCAAGATCATTTGTCAGTTTCAGTATAAACCCGTTATTAACGATTGTAGAGGCGTTATGAGCCTTTACTCCATTAGTTACGTTTATATGAATATCATTATTTGAATTTAGTTCCTGTAATTGAGTACTTTCGTAATTTACTCCTGCAGATCCTGTATACCAGCTACCACCTCCGATATATGTAGCATTGTATGAACTTTCTACTCCTGCTGGCATTGTAATGGTGTTAGAGGGTAATGTCCAGTTTCCGGTTCCATTACCTAATCTATATACCCAACTTGCACCGGATTGATCGGTTGGTGAATCCCCATACTTTCCTATTCCCTGAGTCCATGTATTGTATAGCGGGTAAGCTTTTAATGAGTACTCTGTAGGTATTTCGTAAGCAGATGCTAAACTTAAGTGGATACTCGCACTGTAGTTATTACTACCTATAATGTTTGTTACAACATTTGCAATATCTGTACTATTAAATTTTAACAATGCTCTTGCTGTTTGACCTACTTCTGAGATAGGGTAGCCACCGATTTCGATTATCTCATCTAAACCTGCATTACCGGTTACTGCTTCAGTAAAAATAAATGTATCCTTTTCTGGGAAGATTCTATATATTGCCATTTTATAATGTTGTTACTCGTCCTTGAATATCTATTTCAGGAAATTTAATTTCAAAAATACAAGGATCATAAGAAGGGTAAACCATATTACCCCTTGTTGCTCCTTTTATATCGTATGCATATTCTGAGTAGTTGCCGCCTACTTTATTTTCAAAATAAATCTTTTCTACGCTCTGTACTCCTTTAACTCTATCTAGTAGTGTATAGATACTTGATATATTAATAGGTTGATTTATAGACCATTTACTGATATTAAAATAATCTATAAGTACTGTATTACATGCTAATAATACATCTCTAGATACGTAATTAGGTAATGTTATAATTTCATATTTTAACCCTACGTTAACTATAAAAGCATCTTTTATATTTACAGCATCTGTTAATAACATGTACTGAGAAAGATAAGTTTTTAAATTTTGTTTTAAATTTGTAGTAGCTATTGTAACTTGTTTTTCTGAATTATAAGCTAAAACATATAAAGATAATGCTAATGGATTTGAATCATAAGCTCCACCTAGTAGGTTAGCATTTGTAGATTGATCCTGTGTAACATAAACTTTAGATACAGAACCGTATAGTGGGGGTAGTGATAAGCTTCTGATTGCGTAATCTTGTAAAGTTACCGCTCGATTTTGTTCTGAATAAGCTCTTAAACTATTCTGTCTCAGTTCATCTACTGAATCTCCGTCTCGTCCACCGGTTGCTGGTAAAGGGTTATTAAAGGTTAGTGTATTTGCTTTACTCTGATCTGGTGCGGCTACTGTTACTAACTCTACCTGGTTTATACTATTAGCAGGAACGTTTGATTCTACTCCTCCTCCTACTATGTACCTTACAGTTAGGGTTGTATTAGACGGTGCTATGCCGTATGATTTTGAAAATAAAAAGTTAGAAGGATCAAAAGCATAATCTAGTCTACTAATACCTTGATTTGTTCCTATTCCTACATTAGTAGGGTCTGGTAAAAAAACTTCATCGTCAGAAGCACTTATGTTTATACCTGCTCCAAATTGGATCTGTAAGTTCCCTTGAGAGGTTAGCCTAGTTACAAAACGTCTAGGTACTTTTTTCAACCTTAGAAGACTGGGTACTTGGTTTTTATCAGAAGATGTATTGCTTTGCTCTTCGTATATTGTATCTTGACCTAAAAAAGGAACTTCATACCAGTTGTTTCCATCACTATCGGTAATATCTAAAACGCCTACTATGTTAGTATCTTCTATAGTTAACGTAAGAAACTTTTCAGATGCACCTATTATTTTTGTACTTTGTTTTAACTCTCCTGAGATTGCATTTACTTTTTTTGTAAGTTTATATTCTGCAGGATACCCATTAGCAATACTTTCTATTCTAACTTCTGTAGGGTTTAAAGAGCTTGAGAAAGCAAAATCGATTTTATCGTTTATAATAAATTTAGGGTCACCAAATGTAGTTGCTCGTAATCTTGTATTAGGTTGTACTACTAGTGCTTGATTCCAGTTAGGTAAGTAGTTAGGTGCTACTGCGTTAACTCTTTGAGATACTTCTATTTCTACTTCTGATACATTTGTGGATTTAGGACGGTACCCCATCATGTATGCTAAGTTGTACAGGTTAGCTGGATCTTTAGCGTGTTGTAAAAATGTCTCTTGTAGCTGTGTATCTTGGTAAAAAGAGAGTACATCACCCACATAAGATGCCATCTCAATAAACATCATACCCGGGGAGGTAGGTGAAAAATCGTTATACGTATCTGGGAAATAATTCTTAGCAAATTCTACGAGTTGTTCTCTAAAATTACTGAAATCCCTGTTTATATATTTTATGTCTCTTTCTTGGGCCATTATTGCTGAATATTAATAATTACTTCATCTTCAATATTACTATCTAAGATATTATATTTTAAATAGAATTCAATTGAGTTTTTATCTGGATCTGCTATTAAAGATATATCATTAGTAATAACTTTTGGAAAATAGTCCATTAACTCTTGTCTTATTTTAATCTTTAAGAAGTTAAGTTTATCTTCTGTTATTTGTTCGAATAGTTCTGAAGGTAGTCCACTACCAAAAGATGGGTTCATATATCTCTCACCTCTCCCTGTAAGAAAATAATTAATTAGGTTATTTCTAACTGCATCTTTAGTAAAGTAGTTAGAATTAAAAACAGCTTGTCCAGAAAAAGGTAGATTTACACCTACAGCTTTTCTTGGCTGTCTATCTAATGGATTTATTTTCTTTACATCAAATGCCATTATTCTATTCCTTTACGTTGTTTATCTTTCTGATTAGCAGCTTCTAATATCTGTTTTGCTTTACCTATAAAAGGCAATTGGCTTAAATCTATTCCTGGTTGACTACCGCCTTCTAAGTTCATCTGATGTGCTACTGTGCTAGCCATGCTTGGCATATGAGCTCCTTCGCCCATAATAGCTGCTGCATCGGCTGATGTCATACTTGCTCTTGTCATTTGTAACATATCTTCGATCGGGTTACCGGTTGGAACATACTTTTTAGGCTGCGGAGCAGGTGCTTTAAAATTAGTAACCTGCTTAGCTTCTGTTTTTTGTTCAGTTTGCAAAGAAGTAGGGTTACTGGCAATCTTAACAGCTTCGATTAATACCTCTCTAAGCTGGTCTTTAAATGCTTTTTCTACTTCTTCTCGTATAACTTTCCTAAGTTCTTCTAGTTTCATATTTATAAATAGTTAGTATATTAAAGTTTATTATTGTAATTGGTCTAATCTGAATCTAATCTCCCGTACCAGTACGTTTGCATCACTAGCAAAAGAAGGCTGTCCTTTCATTACGATTATTCCTTGAGAGTTTCTAGCTACTGCAAAGCGTCTTTTAGCAATAGAAGGAGAAGTTGTATCGTCTATAACTTCAATTAAGAATTCTACACCATTTCTTGCTCTATATAAACCAGTCTGTGCAGGTTGTACCTGTATCTTATAGTTACCTAAGTTACTCTTAATATTATCCAACACTCCTCTATTAACTAAACTTGTATTTGAAAGTTTATTTAAAAGATCTTCTAATAGTTTTTGAGTATTTAATTCATATAAGTCCCAATCAAATCCTGTTAAAGGATCTAACCAGGTATCAAGACCGTTTTTAGCGCGGTTATTAACAATATATTTGTTACTATCTGACCCTTCTACAATATCTCTCCTCTCATCTGTATGAATGTATATTGTTCCAGCTTTATAAGGTCCTCTAAAACAATTACTTCCGTAATTTTTACCGTCATTTACTGCATCGGCGTATGGTTTTGAATCTACTAAAGTCTCTTGTACTAATCTTGGTACTAATCTAGAGATAAGATAATTACCGTTTGCATCAACTAAGCCTAATTTAGCTAGTTCTTCTGGTGTTAGGCTATCTTTAAGTTCATTTTCTATACTACAGAATGCAATTGGACCATCTAGTAGAGATAGTTTTGAATTAATATCATTTAATAAGTTATCAAAAAAGGTAGTATCAACTAAAGCTTCAATACCTTCTATTGTCTGTTTTGTTTGTTTAACTAACTCTCTCAGTTTGTTTATTATATCTGAATACTTATTCGATATAGATACTGGTAAACCTATACCGGGAGGTACTGCTTGAGGGATTGGGAGTACTAATAAGACTTTTATTATCTTATCTAAAGTGTTTATAGGTGGCTTTAGTTTATTAGGTAAAGCTTTATAAGTGTCTATAATTTTTCTAGAACGTTCTGTAAGGTCAGATAAGGTCTGTTTGGATTTAACTAACTTATCTAAGGTTTGCTGCTGTGGGCATGCATTTGCTTGAACAAATGTCGTTATTGTAGATTGGATTTTCTGTTGCACTTTATCTTGTAATTGAGCTTGCAATCCTCCTATCTTACTTCCTATAAAAGCAGTTACTTTAGATTCTGGTATAGTTATAAATGACATACTATTCTGTAAATACTTTTTTAGATTTTAATTCTTTTAACCGAGCTCTTAATGGTTTTATTCTAGCAAATAAAATACCACCTTCTTTTTTCAACTGTGCTACTGCTACTGCAGGAGCTGCTTGTAACCCTGATGGAGTTACTAAAAAGTTAGCAAAGTTTTCTACTGCTTTTATGAAATCCTCTAAAAGATCTACAGTGTTTTTACCTAATAATACAGGTTGTGCACTATAGTCTATAGCTGTTCTTGCTTTTTCTCCTAAGAATATTTTCTTAGAATCAATACAAACATACTCATCTGCATCTATATTAACAGATTTACTATTTATTCCTACTGATATTGCTGCTGAAAGTAGTATAGATTCTTCTTTTGCATTTAAAAATAAACGTCCGCTGTTTAAAATTACTTGAGGTTTGTTATAAGCATTGGATGTATCTGGTATTTTATTGTAAGAAAGTCTTCTGGTATTGGCTTGTATTAGAGGAATTTGATGGAAAGCAGAAAAATATAAAGAACCGAAGTTTTTATTTACGTCTTCTATTATACCATCAAAACCATTTGCTGCAGTAATTTGTCCGTTAGCAATTAATATTGAAGGTGGTCCTAAGGTCTTTGCTGTAACGAGTGTGTTGTTTACGTGTTGAGATCCTGTAAATCTAATAGACTGTCCTTGACGTCCTTGGATTACTGTGTCACCGGGTTAACATATTAAGGGATTTATTCTTCCACTCTCTTTTAATCCTGTACCTAGTAGTAATTTTTGAAAGTTAGGATTTAATGTATTAT